GCTACTGGAGATAAATATTTACAAACATCTGGATCTTATCCAAATGCTTCAAGATATGTAAGAGTAAGTGCAGTTAATTTCCAAACACCAAATTATTTTGATAATGCTGGAAATGCAAAAGACGCATTTACAGGATCAATTCCTTCAGCTTCAACAGGAGCATTTGCAGGTGGTTTAGGTGAAATTGATACAGCAGCTTCTAATTTTTATCAAGATATTAATAATACGGATTCTCAAGGCTTAGTTGGTACAGATTATGCCACAGCAATTAACTTATTAGCTAATAGAGATGATTTTAGATATAATTTAATAACAGCCCCAGGTTTAATATTAGCAAATGCTTCTTCAGGAGCAGGTTGGACAACAATTCAATCAAATTGTGAAACAAGAGGTGATGCAATATTTGTAGGAGATTTAGTTAACTATAATTCAACATTAACTCAAGTAACTACACAAGCATCTTCAGTTGATTCTTCATATGTTGCAACATATTGGCCTTGGTTACAAGTTATAGACCCAGATTCAAGAGAATTAGTTTGGGTACCAGCTTCAACAATGATACCAGGTGTGTATGCTTATAATGATAGAGCAGGTGAGCCATGGTTTGCACCAGCAGGTATTAATAGAGGTGGATTAGGAGCAGTTAATCAAGCAGAAAGAAAATTAACTAATACTAATAGAGATGATTTATATACTGGAAAAGTAAACCCGATAGCAACATTCCCAGGACAAGGAATAGTAGTATTTGGACAGAAAACATTACAAACTAAAGCAAGTGCTTTAGATAGAGTAAATGTAAGAAGATTATTAATTACACTTAAAAATTATATTTCTCAAATCGCTGATACATTAGTATTTGAACAAAATACTGCAGCTACAAGAAATACATTCTTAAGTCAAGTTAATCCTTACTTAGAGTCAGTACAACAAAGACAAGGTTTATATGCATTTAAAGTTGTAATGGATAATTCAAATAATACACCAGATGTAATTGATAGAAATGAATTAATTGGTGCAGTTTATTTACAACCAACTAAAACAGCTGAATTTATCTACCTAGACTTTAACATTTTACCAACTGGAGCAACTTTCCCAGCATAAAAATGAAAAACGATAATATTTATAATAAAATAAAATAAAACAAAAATGGCAGTATTAGACCCAAACGAAATATTTTTCACAGCTTTTGAACCAAAAGTAGCTAACAGATTTATACTGTATGTTGACGGTATACCATCGTATATAATTAAAGGAGTTAGTGGAATGGGGTTCGCGCAGGATGAAATAGTATTAAATCATATAAACACCTATAGAAAAGTAAAAGGTAAATTAAAATGGAATGATTTAACAATGGAATTATTTGATCCTATTACACCTTCAGGAGCACAAGCAGTAATGGAGTGGACGAGATTACATCATGAATCAGTTACAGGTAGAGATGGTTATTCTGATTTCTATAAAAAAGACTTAACAATTGATGTATTAGGCCCAGTAGGTGATGTAGTTTCTGAGTGGATTATTAAAGGTGCATTTATTAAAGATGCTTCATTTGGAGATATGAATTGGGATGATGATACTACTGTAATGAATATTTCATTAACATTAGGAATGGATTATTGTGTGTTAAATTTCTAAAAGAAAAACAATATATTTTACATTTAAGCTTGGCATACGTCAAGCTTTTTTGTATATTATATATGTATAACAAAATTAAGTTATTAATAAATAAGAATTATGTCTGAATCAAAATTTAAATTTCCCACTGAAGAAGTAGAATTACCATCTAAAGGTTTATTATATCCTGAAGGTCATCCATTAAAATCTGGTAAGATTGAAATGAAATATATGACTGCTAAAGAAGAAGATATATTAACTAATCAGAATTATATAGCTAAAGGTATAGTATTAGATAAACTATTACAAGCTTTAATTATTACTGATGTAAAACTTAAAGATATATTGATTGGGGATAAAAATGCTATTTTAATTGCTTCACGTATTTTGGGATATGGTAAAGATTATAAAATTAGATATGAAGGCCAAGAACATATAGTGGATTTAAGTCTAATGAAAAATAAAGAACTTGATAAAAGTTTATTTAAAAGTGGAGAAAATAAATTTGATTGGGAACTACCATCATCAGGAACTAAATTAACATTTAGATTATTAACTGATGGTTTAGATAAAGAAATTGATGCCGAAATTAAAGGTATTCAAAAAATAAATAAATCATCATCCCCTGAAATTTCTACTAGAATGAAATACTTAATTACTTCAGTAGAAGGAGATACATCAGGTAAAACTATTAGAGATTTTGTTGATAATTATCTTTTAGCTAGAGATGCAAAAGCATTACGAGATCATATAGTAAAAATACAGCCTGATATAGAATTAAAGGCCACAATTACTAATGAGTATGATGAGCTTGAAGAAATAGATGTACCAATTTCTTTAAATTTTTTTTTCCCTGACGCCTAGTGAGGCACTAACTTATAGAAGTAGTTTATTTTCCCAAATCCATGATATAGTATTTAATGGTAAAGGAGGATATGATTGGGATACTGTATATAATATGCCCATGTGGCTTCGTAATTTTACTTTTAAGAAAATAGCAGAATTTTACAAAGAACAATCAGAAGCAAATAAACCTAAAAGTAAAAACGACATAGATTTAGCTAATCCTAATAAATCTAAACTTCCTCCTAAAAGAACTGTTTCACCTCCTTCATATGTTGCTAAAGCATCAAGAAAATAATATTTTCTAATATTTATAACAAAATACCTCTATGGCTAAAAAGAGTAAATCCCAAATAGATGCAGAAAAGGGCGCAAAGGAAACAGCAGTAGTTGTTGAAGATGCTTTAAGGAATATTGCTGATAAAGTAGGTGATATATTTAAAGAAGCATTATCATCAACTGATAATGTAGCTAAAGCAGTAGCTAAAGATATTACAGGATCCTTAAATTCTCTAGCTAAAGTATCAAAAGAATTAGCAAATGCTAATAGTAAAGCAGCTGAAGGAGCTTTTAAACAAGCTGATGCTACTAAACTTATTCAACAAAGACAAGCCAAAATAAAAGCTATAAGCTACCAGATTTCAATGTTGGGTCGAGGTGAGTTAAAGCAGAAAAAAGCATTACAAGCTGAATTAGAAAAAGTTCAAGGTTATAATGAAGAATTTGAAAAAGGTTTACAAGAACAATTAGATTTATCTGCTAAAATTACTAGTCAGATGGGCCTTACAGGTGCTGCCTTAGGTGGTCTTAAAACTGTAGCAAGTAAATTAGGATTAGGAAGTATAAGTGCTGCTTTAGATAAAGCAAATTCATCAGCTTTAGAAGTAGCTAAAAATTCATCAGGTTTAACTGGTAAATTTAAAGTATTAGGTGCTGCTTTAGGATCATTAGGTAAAAGTTTTATAGGATTTATAACAGATCCTGTAGCAATGATTACTATGATGGTAAAAGGTTTTCAAGCATTATTAAAATTAGGTCAAAAATTCGCTCAAAAAACAGCTGATTTAGGAAAAGCATTTATGGGAGCAAATACTAGTGCTAAAATGATGAAGAATAATTTAGCAGATATGGCAGATAGTAATTTATATCTTAATTTTGAGGAAGCTAAAAAAGCATTAGTAGGTTTAAATAAAGTAGCAGGCACTTCAGTAATGTTATCTGAAGAACAAATCAATAACTATCAAAAATTCACCCATTTTTTAGGTTTAAGTGAAGAAGCTGCACAGGGATTATTTAAGGTATCAACATTATCTGGAAAAGAATTTGGTGATACTGCTTTAGAAGTTGGTACAATAGTAAAAGGATTAAATTTTGCAACTGACTCAGCTATAAGTATGAATGATGTAATGGAAGAAGTCTCATCAGCTTCAGCAGCATCAATAGCTAATATTGGGGCTAATCCTGAGGCATTAGCAAAAGCAGCTTTCCAAGCTAAAAGATTAGGAATGACATTAGATCAAGTTGCAGCTGCGGGTGAAGCAAATTTAGATTTTCAATCTTCTATTGAAAAAGAAATGGCTGCTGAATTATTATTAGGAAAAAATCTTAATTTAGAAGCACTTAGATCTGCTTCTTTAAGAGGAGATGAAGTTACAGTAGCTAAAGAAATGGAAAGAATTCTTGCTGCAAATTATGATTCTACTAAAGGAAATAAAATCCAACAAAAAGCATTAGCTGATAGTTTAGGTATAAGTGTTGAGGAAATGCATAAAATGAATCAAACACGTTTACTTCAAAATAAACTTGGTGACATGGATGCAGCCACAAGAGAAGCAGCTGAGAAAAAGGTAAATCAATTAATGAAGGAAGGTAAAACTCAAAAAGAAGCTATAGCATCTCTTGTTGAAAAAGAATTAGCAGATACAGTTAAACAAGGAAAAACAGCTGAAGCTTCTCAAAGGGCATTAGAAC